AAGATCGCCCGGCATCCCACATTGGTGCATGTCTGAGTCGCCGAAGACGCGTACAGGATCGTCGCCGACCCGGTGTCGATGGTGATATTGCTGTAAAGCTGAATCCCGGGAGTATTGACGACATAACTCCTGGCCGTCTGCGGGAACTTCAGCGTGCCGCCACCGATCGATTGCAGGTAGTTGACGCCCTGCTGAATACATACGCTGTTGCTCGTCACGCCGTCGGGCTGCGGGCAATAATCGAGCACGCTCACTACGTCCCGGGCCTTCGCCTCGGCCGTCCGCATGACCGCGCCCGCGCCCGCCTGGATCGTGTTCGCGCTGGCGAGCGAGCCGCGCGCGTTCGCGCTGATCGTCCACCCGTCCGCGAGGGTGTGGCCTGTCGTCGCCGCGAACTTGATCGTCACGCCGTCGGCGAGCGTCTGCGCCGCGCCCGTGATTGCGATGGCAGACGACGGAGTGCCGCCGTTCTTCGCCCACGTGAAATGGTCGGGTGTGCCCGTCGCGCTGATCGTGACCGCGTACGTCGCGTTGGTCGGGAGCGCGGTGAACTGGCCGCCGCTCGTCGCGTCGTTGAGGCCTGCGCCCGTGAACGCGGGCGCGCCAATCGTGACGCTCTGCGCGGCGAGCGCGCCGGCGAAAAGGAGGAATGTCAGGAACGTTTTCATTTATGCCGGGATTGGTTGGTCTGTCGAAGGAACGCCCGAAAGCGAGTTGTTGCCGTTGGCGTCGCATACCCACTGCGATTGCGCGCGCGTCGCGGCCGCGGCGGTGCCGAGCAGGTTCGCGGCGTAGAAATAGGTCGGGTCAAAAATCAGGTTGTGGCCGCCGGTCGCGTCCTGATCGACGATGAGAATCCAGGGCAGCCCGGCCGTTTCGTTCAGTGCGCCGGCGAGCTTCGCGTCGGCCGTCAGCAACACGTACTGAATCGTGCCCTGGCTCAGATCCGGAGTGAACGTGCCGGCGACGTTCGGGACGGTCACGACGCCCGCGCCCGAACTGCCCGCGCTGGCTGCGGTGCCGAGCGAATTGAAGTACAGAATCCATGTGCGCGTCAGGTTGCCCTGCTCGTCGAACATCGCCGTGCGCAGGGGGACGGATAGTTGCGCCATCTATGCGCTGCCCGCTTCGACGTCGAGGTACGCCGCGACGATCACCACTTCGAGCGCGTCCGTGATCGTCATGCTGAAGACGCGGTCGCGGCCTTTGCCCAGTCGGCGCCATGCGCTCTCCTGCAGCGCGGTTCCGATGTAACGCCCGCTCGCCGCGACGGGCGTGCGGTAGGTCTGCCCGCTGTCGTCCGACCAGGTCAGCGTCGGGTTCGGGCCCGCCAGCATCGCCACGCGCAGCCGGTGGTAAAACGTGAAAAGCTCCTCATTTGAGAAGTGAGGCGCCGTGCGGATCCGCGTGATCTGCGTTCCCGCGTCGGTAAAAAGGGACTCGTCAAGCCAGTAGAGCGCGCCCGTCGACCAGTCGCCGACGTAATGCCTGCCCCACGCGTAACCGTGCGTGCCGCCGCGGTGCCGGTCGAGCGTCGCGCCGTTCCACCAGCCGCGCTCATGCCACAATCCCGACGTCGCGTCCCACACCCATGTCGCGTTGCCGGTGGGGAAGTTGATCACCCAGAACTGATGGCCGCGCAGGATATGGACGAACGCGGTCGCGTCCGTCACGGTCGCGTAGCTCGCCCACTGCGTCTCGACCGCGTGCGTCGAGATGCGCTGAGGCTGAAAGCCCGTCGCGAAGACCGCGATCGGGTTTCCGCGCTCGTCGCCGCCGATCCACGCCACGCCCTGCGCGACCGAGACGGGCGAGAACGGCGCGCGGATACCGGCGCGAATGAAGCCGCCTCCGATGCGCTGGAGCGGAAACGTCGCCGCGCCCGTGTCCTGCCACACTTCTGTTGTCTCCGAGCCGAAAACCCAGAGTTCCTCGTGGTCTGCAAAGATCGAGCTGACGTTATCGGGGAATCCCTCTTTGGCCGCGAAGTCCAGCGGGTTCCATGCGGTGCCGTCGTTCGGGGCGGAAATATTGACCGTCTTCGAATCGGGCGCGAGCGCGACGAAGTACGTGTCGAGGAAGGCGCTGGTCGCCGCCTGCACGGATTTATTCGCGTTGTAGCCGACACCGAACGTCAGCGGGAACGCGGCGCCGGCGATCAGCGCGACGGGTGATATAACGACCGAAACGGTGGTGAGCGTTGTCCCGATCACAATCGGGTCACCTGCCTGCAGTCCAAAGAACGTGTCGCCGCTGGTCCACGCCACGTTGGTCGCGCTCGTGTTCACGGTTCCAGCCGCCGCCATGACGCGGTACACCGCGCCGGTCAGCGTGCCCGCGCTCGACGCGAGCGTGATGTGCGCCGCGTCGGTCCAGGCCGCGATCATGTAGGCGGACCCGCCGATCACAATGCCGCTGCCGACCTGGGTAACGTTGAACGGATCGCCCGATACCCATGTGACGGCGGTTCCCGACGTATTCACGGTCCCGAGGCCGTTATTCATGTAGGCGCGCACGAGCGTCGAGCCGTTATAAATCCAGCCGAGGCCTGCGCTCGTGATGAAAATCTGGCCGCCGTTGACCTGCATGGTCACGGGCGTGTTGCCTGCGTCCGTGCCGACGTCGCCGATCTGCGTATGCGTGCCGCCGCTGAGGACCTGGTAGAGCTTCGAGCCCGCGACCACATACATCAGATCGACCGCCGTGCTCCCCGGCAGGTTGTCCGCGAGGCCGGTCCACATGCCGCGCACGGGCGACGTGGGGAGCGTGTCGAACAGCGCGAGGCCGGGCGTGCCGATCAGCGCGAGGTTAGATTTGCCTTTGCCGCTCTGGTCGGATTCGGGGTACAGGTTCATGCAGCGCTGCGCGTCCCACGCGACCGCGACGCTCTCGTAACTGCCTCCGATGAAGCCGTCGAAAATCATTCGTTATCGACCAGCCCGTCCATCCAGTTGTAAAGTCCGCGGCCGGCCGAGTTCAGGTCACCGTCGGTGCGCTGGCGTGGTGATGGCGCGTTCAGGCTCATCACGTCGGCGCGTGCCTGCTGGTAGAGGGCCATCGTGGTCGCGCTGATCTCTTTCTGGTAGGGGCTCGCGAGGCGCAGCGCGAGGCTGTAAAGGTAGTACTCGTAATAGCCCGGGGGGATCGCGAGAGCGGTCGCGAGCGTCGCGATCGGCCCGACCTGCTGCCAGCTCCACACCTCGATCTGGTACGCCTGATCCGGGTACGGATAGAACTGCCACGTGCTGATCGGATCCGCGTAGTCCGGGTACATCTCGAACGGGATCGACTCGACGCGGCGATACTGGCGCGCGCCCCACTGCGCGGGTGTCAGAATTCTGACCTTCCGATAAACCGGGTTGCTGCCGGTCGTCAGCAGCACGTTCACGCGGCTGAGCCGGATCGGGCGCGACACCTGAAAGTCGGCCGTAACAATGCCCAGCGGATCGACGCCGATCGTGTACGCCTGCTTACCGATCGCCAGCGTGTACAGGTCCGCGCGCTCGTTCAGGATGTTCCCGCGCTGGATGTTCTGCGCGTCGATCAGGCCGTTCAGCGCGTCGAGGCCGTCCGCGAGCGCTTCTGGTGACGCGGTCTGTCCCGCGCCGTTCAGGCGCCCGACTTCGCGCAGCGCGCGGTAGATGATCGTCTGCGCTGTCATTATTACGCCTGTGGTTGCTGCGCCGGGATGGCGTCGACGGGGCTCGATGCGGGCTCGGTACCCGGGTTGAGCACGGCGAGGTTCAGCGCGCGCAGTGCGGCTTTCGCTTCGTTCGCCGTCGCGATCACGCTGGGGCTGCATTCGCGGCCGAACTCGGGCGCGTAATCGACGGCGAGGTTATAGCGCAGCGCGCGCGCATAGCCAGGCGGGAAATTGACCGCCGACGTCTGGTCGGGGAATGATGCGAGCGGCTGCAGCGTGTACAGCTCGACTGATTCAGAGCCCGTGAACGTCGGGGTCGGGGCGAACGTGATTGTGCCGAGGGGGAAGCCTCCGTCGTAATACGCAATTCTCGGAACGGTGCCTTTTGCTGCTTTTTCGGTTTCGAGCGCGAACTCGGCCTCGCCGACGATGCGGATCGGGATGTGAAGGTTCCCGGTACCACCGCCGTTCGGAATCAGCGCGCCGGCCGTGATGATCCGCGTCGGCCGCGTCGCGATCGCGAACGCGCCGGCGGGCCCCACCGTGTACGCGGCGGTCCC